TTGTAACCAATAAAGTCTGTAAAGAAGCGGTTAAGATTAAATTAGGACTATCTAATGGACTAAAATTGGGTAATCTTGAGGCAACCCGAGATTGGGGACATGCTAAAGATTATGTAAGAGCAATGTGGGGAATTTTACAATTAGAAAATCCTGACGATTTTGTTTGTTCAACAGGGATATCTCATTCAGTCGGTGAACTTTGTAATTATGTGTTTACATCCTTAGAATTAGATTATAAAAAATACGTTACCCAAGATGAAAAGTTCCTAAGACCTGAAGAATTAGATAATCTAAAAGGAGACTCTTCAAAATTGATAAATAAAACTGGATGGACACACGATTACACATTTGAATCTATGTTAGATGAAATGGTTAATTATTGGTTAGTATATTACAGTGACGGAAATGTTGAATGATTCCACATTTGAAACGATGTTAGATGAAATGATTGACTACTGGTTGGATTATTATACAATTAAATAATGACAAGAAAAAAAACAATTAGCAAAGACACTCAGTATATCCCTACTGAAGCTAAACCAAAAATGTCTAAAAAAGACCAAATTAGTGTTATGATTAAAAAGAGTAAGGATAAATTCTTAACTCAAAGTCAAAGAGAGTATTACGATAAATTAGTTAAAAATCAAATTACAATTTGTTCAGGTCCGGCAGGTGTTGGTAAAAGTTTTATCGCAATGAAAGCGGCTGTTGATTTATTATCTGACCACACATCACCTTACGAAAAAATTATCATTGTTAGACCGGCAGTCGAAGCTGAAGAAAAACTTGGTTCATTACCTGGTAATGTTGAGGAGAAGTTAGACCCTTATATTTTTCCATCTTACTATCTATTAAATAAGATTATAGGTAAAGAAGCAAGAGAGAAATTAAAACAAATGGAGGTTATTGAAGTATTTGCGTTAGCTTACATGAGAGGGATGAATATTGATAATTCTATTTTAATATTTGAGGAAGCTCAAAATGCCACACCAAAACAAATGAAATTATTGTTAACCCGTATTGGTACTGATAGTAAATTTTTCATATCAGGTGATTTGGAACAAACTGACAGATATAAAGATAAAAAACATTCAGGTTTGTGGGACGCGATTGAGAAATTTAAAAATATTTCTGAGATTGGTGTTCATGAGTTTGGAGATGGTGATGTTGTTAGAAATCCATTAATTACTGAAATGTTAAAAAGATATGAAGATAGGAATTGATATTAATGGTGTTTTAAGAGATACTATAGGTAAGTTTAAAACTACTTATGAAAAATTTTTAATAGATAATAATTTAGAAAATTCTGAATCTGAAAATCCGTTTGAATATAAAGTTAGTGAACCAATTGATTCATTAGATTTAACAAATCACTTTTCATTTCAATCAAAAGAAGAATTTTTTAGTTTTTTATATGAAGAGTTTC